CTGAAGCAATTAAAAAGATAAATGGTGAAATGAAGGGCAATGTGATTCCTAATATTAGAGACGCATTGTTTTCTATATCTGAGATAGAAAAAGTTGTAAGTAGAGTAGGTTTGTTAAAATGAAACTAAATGAACTCATTGATGATTACTATTCTTCGTATGATTTCAGAGCGTTACGAGATGATACTAAGAAGCAGTATGAATACATGATTCGTGTTATGCTTGACACAGTGGTAGAGGGCAAGCCCCTCTGCCGCTATGCTCTGGACAAAATTACTACACGAATGGCTAAAGATGCATACAATCAGTGGTGTGAGAAGGGCATCACAACTGCTAATCATCTGATGTCAATCACTCGTGTCTTGTTCAATCACGGTATTCGCATGGAGCATTGTGTCATAAACCCCTTTGCAGTCATCCGTAGACGCACCACAGAGGCTCGTAAGACAGTCTGGAGTAGGGATGATGTCATGAGGTTCTTAGATGCCGCCTATGGCGATTTTAACACCCGTAACATCGGTCTTATTGCACACATGGCATACGAATGGTGTCAGCGTGTAGGTGACATGCGCCTTTTAGCATGGGACAGCATTGATTTTGACAGTAAAACGGTACACATTGAACAGAGCAAACGCCGTGCGGATGTTTATCTGCCTATTTCAGATGACCTCTGCGACATGTTGACGCACCAAGAGCAAGACTTTGGCTTTCAAAAGTATGTTGCACCACGCCCATACCCAATAGGTGGTGAGTACAGACCATACTCTAAATTCAAACTGCCTATTCATGCTCGTAAAATAATGGATAGCGTCAATTTGCCGCAGGAGTTAAGACTGTCAGACTTACGAAGGACTGGCACAACTGAAATGGTAGAGGCAGGTGTTGGAATGGCACAAATTATGTCGGTTACAGGACATGCTAACCCTAGTTCAGTGAAACCATACATGAAAAATACTTTAACAAGTGCAAATTATGCATTGACAGAGCGAAATAAGCATGGTAAAAGCATCTTAACTGCCGCAACGAAAGAGATTATACATGAGTAATATATATAACACTATAAGTGATATGGATATACCAAGTGGACATACAAAGAGAATGTCTTGTCCTGTTTGTAATGGGTACAACACTTTCACTGTGACCAACAACATGGGTAGTCTTGTGTGGAATTGTTACAAGGCTTCTTGCAAGGTCAGTGGTGGTACTCGTGTTCGTATGACTGTTGATGATATTCGTAAAGGCTTTGACGGTGCAGAGGTATTTGCATCGCAGAACACATTCGTTATGCCAGAGTACATCGTGCCGCCAACATTTGATGTAGCGGAGTGGGCAATGGAGTTGTATGGCATTGATGTGGATGAAGTTGGTATTCTGTATGATGTGAAAGAGCATCGTGCAGTATTTCCTGTCGTACATGAGGGCAAGACAGTTGACGCAACTGGACGGTCACTTGGAAAAAGATTGCCTAAATGGAAACGATATGGAAAAAGTGGCTTGCCATACAGTCATGGGTGTGGTAATGTCGCCGTAGTTGTTGAGGACTGCGTGAGTGCTGCAGTTGTCGGTAATGATGTTTGGTGTGGGGTCGCCGTGTTGGGGACATCATTACAGGAATCTCACAAGAAGTATCTTGCGCAGTTCTCAACAGCCATAATTGCTTTAGACCCTGATGCTTTACCCAAGACATTGGCAATGGCAAAAGAACTAAGAGGTCATGTAAATGATGTTCGTGTTCTTCGCTTGACAGATGACTTGAAGTATCGTAATCCAACAGACTTTGAAAACCTAACCAACATAGGAGTATGACAACATGGAACTATCCCTAATACGAAGTTTAATGGACAAGTCGTTCTACGATGACCATCGTGGTGCTAAGTGTCCAGACCGCCTGTTCAGTAAGGATGTGCGGAAGATTAAGAAGACCATTGACATGGCGATGGACAGGTACAATCGTACCGTAACACCTGACGAGGTAGAGGCACTGTTCATGTCAGATAACCCGACACTGACTACTGCACAGAAGCAAGCCTTCTCATCCCTGTTTGCCAGTGTGAAGAGAGAAAACACGATGGGCAGTGATGTAGCACAAGAGGTGTTATCCAAGTTATTCCAACAGGTGATTGGTGAAGATGTAGCCAACATTGGATTTGACATGGTGAATGGTGATGCCAACACACTTGAATCCCTACGCACTTTGCTTGAGCGATATGGTGATGACTTCATTCCTAATCTCAACATTGAGTGGGATGACATCAGCATTGAGACACTCATGGCAAAGGCTGAACTGGAAGCACGATGGACATTCAATGTACCTTCCATTGCTCGCAAGGTAGAGGGCGTGTCTGGTGGACAGTTGATTGAGGTAGGTGCTAGGCCAAACACTGGTAAGACATCCTTCCATGCTTCAATGATTGCCGCACCCGGCGGCTTTGCACATCAGGGTGCTAACTGCATCATCCTGTGTAACGAAGAGCCTACGCACCGTGTTGGTGCAAGGTACTTGACTGCCGCTGCAGGTATGTCTGCTCGTGAAGTACGAGACAACATGAGTAAGGCACAGTTGCTTTACTCACCTGTCATGCAGAACATCAAGATTAAGGATGCAGGTGGTCGTGACATGGCATGGGTAGAATCGGTATGTAAATCGTACAAGCCGGACATACTTGTGCTTGACATGGGTGACAAGTTTGGTGTATCAGGTTCATATGCAAGGGAAGACCAAGCACTGGCGGCTTGTGCTATCTACGCTAGGCAGATTGCCAAGACATATGACTGTGCTGTATTCTACATGTCTCAGTTGAGTGCGGATGCAGAAGGTCGTGCGCAGTTAAACCAGAGCATGATGCAGGGTAGCCGTACAGGTAAGGCGGCAGAGGCAGACTTGATGATACTGATTGGCAAGTCACCATCTGTGGAAGGGCAGGAAGAGGATAGCCCACTACGCCACATCAACATCGTGAAGAACAAGTTGAATGGCTGGCATGGCATGGTGAACTGTGAGTTAAATTATCAGACAGCGAGGTACGAAGGATGAAACTAACACTTGATGTAGAGAACACTGTTGTTAAGCGTGGTGATAAGACTCACCTTGACCCCTTTGAGCCAGAGAATACACTTGTCATGGTTGGTATGCTTACTGACCAAGGTGAGGAGTTTAGTATCACCTTTGACCACAGTGAATGTGAGCCAAGTTACAATGGTCACAAGATTGTGCAAGAGCAGTTGGACAAGGCTACCGTTCTTATCATGCACAATGCGGCACACGACTTGCTGTGGCTGTGGGAATCAGGGTTCAAGTATGATGGTCCTGTGTTTGATACAATGCTTGCTGAGTATGTGTTACAGCGTGGGCAGAAGCAACCTCTATCACTAGAGGCTTGTGCTGAACGCTATGAGTTGGACACACAGAAGCAGGACACATTGAAGGAATACTTCAAGCAAGGGTACAGTGTTCGTGACATACCTCATGATGAGTTGTCACATTACCTGTCTGCTGACCTTCATGCTACACAGCAATTGTCTGACAGGCTGATGTACCGTTTGAATACACAGGCAGATGGTGGACTGATGACTACCGTTGACCTGACTAATCAGGTGGCTGTATGTCTGTCACGCATTTATCAGCGTGGGTTTAAGGTTGACTTATCTGTGCTTGACGCTGTGCAACAGGAGTTTATGCAGGAGAAGGCTGACCTCATTGAAAGTCTGAACAAGCAAGTGCGTGATGTTATGGGTGACACACCTATCAATCTGAATAGCCCAGAGCAATTGTCTTGGGTAATTTACAGCCGCAAGGTGAGAGACAAGCAGTATTGGGGCAATGCTATTGACCCTTACATGGATGATGCAGAGTTTCGTAGCCTCATAGCAGGTGGTACAGAGCGTATGTACAAGACTAAGGCTGTGCAGTGTACTGATTGCAATGGCTCTGGTTATATTCACAAGACAAAGAAGGATGGCACACCTTACGCTAACAAGAACAGGTGTACTGCTTGTGATACTGTGGGTTATCTGTTTAATCCTACAAATGAGATTGCTGGGTTTAAGTTTCGCCCACCTTCACCTAAGTGGGCTAGTGCCAATGGCTTTACTACAAGCAAGGGCAACCTTGAAGTGCTAGAGTCATCTGCTAAGTCACAGGGTATGACACAGGCGGCTGACTTCTTAGCCAAAGTGCGTAGGCTATCAGCCGTTGACACATACCTGTCATCCTTTGTGGATGGTATTAAGAACTACACCAAGCCTGATGGTAAGTTACATGTGCGTTTGCTTCAGCATCGTACAGCGACAGGCAGGT